TCAAGTAACTGTTACTCGGGAAAGACTTGTATCAAACCGGGACGAATCGTACATTTCATCCGGCAGTCGGCCTTCGTCCGACGCCTTTGCCGTCAATGTCGACGGAACTTCTCTGAACACCACCACAAGTCGGCCACTTGTCGTGACCGCATTCGTCCTCGCGAAAGGCTCGCCCATGTTCGATTTCTTCGGCGCAATCTCCGGCTTCTTCGGTCTACTGTTCGGCACCGGCTCGTCGAGCGGGAGCTCGGGAGGAAGCAGCGACGCACCCGTCGCCCCGCCTACCTGATCCACAAGCCTCACCCGGCACCGATCCGCCGGGTGAGGCTCTCGCGAATCTCTTTGAAACACAACGTAACAGCACTTCAACTCCACCGACTTTTCTGCGGATTCACGCCGACACACTCCGGCGTCCGGACAGTTTCACCACATCGCCTGCAGTAATGGGTCCTGTGTCCGCCATTCTCCGTCGAGGCACACCCGCAGACCTCCCAACCGACAAGGCATGTGTTCGCCGTGAGCCGGTGTCCGTTAGGGCAGCAGTCCGGGGATTGCTCGGTCAACCGCATCTCCACATTTTCGCACACATGTTCGACAACTTGGTACTGCACGCTGCACATTCGATTACACCGGCCGCTTCCGGTCGGCCCGAGCGCAACTATCCCTTCCGTCACTTCGGTCTGCTTTAATACGAAGGCTTTGTCGGGGGTTTACCAATGTCCGAAGTTGTCGAGTTTCTGCGAACACACGCAGGCGAGCACGGGGTTGAACTATGGGTTTCTTCAAGAAGACGGCTGTGACTGCTCTAGCGGTCGCTGCAGTCGGAGCATCAACAGGGATCGCATCAGCTGATCCGTCGACCGACGTGAATTACGAAGCGAAGGTCGTCGACAAGTCGATCGTCACCACCATCGACGCCGGGCTGTTCAAGGTGTCCGGCGACGGCAAGTCCGTCGTCTTGCAGGACAGCAAGGGAGCCGACCTTGTTTCCCTGCCTCTCGCATACAACCTCGGGGATCTACAGTTCCCCTTCGATCGCACGATCAGTGAAGACGGTAAGACCCTCACGCTGACACCGATCACCGATTCTGCGAAGGCAACACCTCGACCCGAGAGTGCGCCTGCGGCAAAGGAATGGACGCCCGTCGCCTCGCCCGAGGAGAATGATCGGGCGATTGCGCACTTCCAGAGCCAACTCGGCCTCGGCACTCAGGTCGGCAGCCTGCTCGGCACCATCGTCGGCGCCGGAATCGGTTGCGCTGTCGGCGCTCCGCTGGGCTTGACCATCGTCGGACTCCCCGTCGCCGCGGCACTGTGCCTGGGTGGCCTCGCAACAGGCGCCGGAATCGGCGGTGTCGCCGGAACGATCCTCGGCGGCGGCGGCGCGGCTGTCGTAGCCGGCATCGATCTCGTCAACACGCTGAATGCTCCTGCAGGGACGACCGTCTGGGCTCAGTAGCCACTTGGTGGTCAGTCGCTGCTCCACGGAAAGCCCCGCCCGCCCGAAGAGGACGAGCGGGGTTTTTCGATTCAATGTGCAGGAGGATCTACGTGGTGCCCCCAGTCGGACTCGAACCGACACTTGACGGATTTTAAGTTTGCTCTTCTCGACGTTTGCCAGAATTGGCAGAATTGGGGGCATTGGCAAACCGTTGAAACGCAACGTGATTCATCTTTATGCGCTTTGTGTGATTGGCCGGTTTCGAGCATGCTGCGTACTCCCTGCGTACCGAAGTACGTTGGGCACTTAGATCAGTGCCTGACACCTATACGTTACGACCGGTCCGTCTGGTTTGATGTATGTGAATTTTACCTACCTTTTTGCCAGTCCAACGATTGGCCGATCGCATCCATTCAAACCAAGAGAAGGTCAGCTCGATGACGTATCCCTCAGCCCCCGACTCGGGACTCCCAGTGCCCGCCCCGCAACCCGTGTCAAATAGCAACAAACGCGTATTCATCATCGGTGCAGCGGTTATTGCCGTCATCGCGCTTGCGCTCATCGCGGTCTTCACCTTGCGAGATACCAGTCCTAAGACCTTCGAAATGAAGGGCAGTGTGGGGATCATCGACGGAGTCACCAAGCTGTCTGACAATCGTTGCGCAGGTAAGGGTGGATACAAGGACCTCTCGGAGGGTGCTTCGGTGACGATCGGTGATCAGTCAGGCAAGACTGTCGCCACCGGGTCGATCGCAAGCAGCGAGTACGTGAGCGGGGCATGCATGTTGACCTTCTCAATTCAGGTCCCGGCCAAGCTGGACTTTTACCAGGTGGAGGTCTCGCACCGCGGAGTTGTGACCTACTCTAACGAAGAAGCACGTTCCGGCCCGTTCATGTCTATCGGCGGCTAGGTGTCACCAACCTGATGGCCGGGTACACCTAGTGCGAGCTGCGCAAGCTATCGATTTTCAGGAATGACAGCGAGTCGGGCCGGCCGCAGCCTCAACCGACCTCACGTCTACTCATCTTCGGCGCTCTGCTCGTATTCGTCGTTCCATTGCTGGTGCGCAGGACTGACCAGATACACCCAGACCGATGAGACGCCGATCTGGGCCCTAACCACCAGGCCCGGAAGGTCCCAGCGCAGGCCGCGAGTCGGTTCGATCCACCAATCCGTGGGCCGCTGCCCCAGCAGTTCGAACATCCGGTCCACGAGTGCATTGAAAACTTCATCCAGCTCAGGCTCCAAGTCGCTCTGACCGAGAACCACATCACTGGCACGGAAGGAGATCATATCGATCGCTCGCGACAAGTCGGTTGTCGATATGTCCGCGACGCCCACCATCACATCGGGGCGATTGACTTCGAGATTGGTCACGGCTGCTGGCACCTGCTCATCGAGGCCGCTGAACTGCCAACCGACCTGACCGCAGAACGGCGGCAGGTCATTGACGGTCCACGTCCAGTCGAACTCAGCGGCCGCGCGCACCGCCTGGGCAGCGCGTTCGATATCTGCTCGCACCTTTTACAGCTCTCTCTCGTAGTCAGAGTTGGTGATTCGATAGTGGCCGTCAAGGCGGTCGTAGCCTCCCACATCACGACGGGGCCAAGTACTCACAGGTAAGTCATGCCGCGGAGTCGTTCTTCATCCGAGACGATCTGTCCGGGCGGCGGCGTTTGCTGCACGACGTTGACGCTGCGGGCTAGGAAGCGGAACGGTCGAAGAAATAATCGAGAAAATGTCGTGGAAGTACTCGGCGTCACAGGCTCGAATCATCATTTCTACGGCCCAAAACGTGTACTGCTCGGAGACGAAGTAGTGCCGCACCGCCAGGATGTTTGGCACTTTTGGTGCTAGATCTATCGACAGAGGAATCAGATTGAGATGAAGGTACTTCTCGGATTCATCGCAGCGTTCTTTCTAATTGTCTTCATCACGAACCATTGGCAGACGATGCTGTGGATTGTGATCGCGGCCTTCGTCATTCCGATGACGTACGAAGGTTTCAAGTTCGTGCGCGAGTACCGAGGTGACATGCGCAAAGTGAAGGCTGACTATTTCAAGGGCCTCGACGAGCGAACGAACCTGCAGCATCAGCAGTACCTCGCTGGTCGCGACGAAGGCGTCTACGGAGACTATCCGCCTGCACATCTGGACAAGACGACGAGGGCCGGATGCGCCGTTCGTTGCCTGCCGACCGTGACGTTTTCGTGGATGCCGAGAGTATTGAATCGAAGCTCGGTGAAAGTTTCATCACGCCAGGTTTAGCCTGGTTCGGCTTCGCGAGTAGCTGGGATGTGATTCGGAGCGCTCTTTGCCGAATCATTACTCAAGTCGAATGCTCGTCTGGTCTCCTAGATCACATGAGATCAAAGATCGTCGTCGCCGCGGCACTTTCGCTGAGCTTCTTCACTGCTGGCTGTGGAGGGTCGGACTCTACCGACTCAGAGCAGTCTCAAGACTCGGTCGTTCAATCCACGAGTCCGACAACCGAAGCCAGTCCGATCCGTAAGAAGGCGATCGGCGAAGAGGCGGCGGCGGGCTGCGTTGAGGGGGCCGGCCGAGAAACGTGTGACGTTCGATTCACGATCACCTCCATCACTCGAGGTGAATCATGCTCGGGCTATTCCAATGGAATTCTCGAGCTACCGGCGAACCACGAGGTCGTCCGCTTCAATATCGAAGCTGAGACTGCACCTGAGTTCAGCTACGCCCAGGCCAACGGCGTGTTGCTCACGCAGTACTGGAGCGTCGTCGATGCGGACGGTTACATGGTGAAGGATCCCGATATCGCTACCGGGTGTGACGTCGACGCAAACGTCGTCTACAAGTTCCTCGAACCAGGTATTAAACAAAGGTCGAGCGTCCCCATCATTGCGCCAGTCGGCGCGACAACGCTGCGCCTCTCAGAGCAGGGCCACGGCTGGGAATGGGAAATTCCCGCGGCAGCCGAGATGCCGCCGACCGCCCCCGCCGCTCCGCCTGTTGAATCCCCCGCTCAGCCCACGACTCAGGAGTGGACTCCAATTACAACCACCGTTGTCCAGAACCCGGTTGACAGTCGCCCGAATCCCTACCCGAATTCACAGGACTCATATGGTCGAGATACGGGAACAAGCGGGGCAACCCTGGTCGGATGTGGCGATTGGAGTGAGTACCAGCCAGGTACAGGCATCTATTCAGACGGCTCTCTGGACTACGCCGCAGAGTGCCTACCCGGCGGGTCAATGGCGCCGAACTAGCCTCACCGTCCTCATCGACATCAACCGCGCGGCCACCGGAGAAAACCGTCTGTGCACGCAGAAAAGTACTCCTACTACGAACTTCGGCAGGTTTAAGGCTTCTATCCCTGCTGCCTTGCAACTAACCGCGCCTGCGCACGAAGCAGGGCGACCCACTGAACCGGCGCCCCACTATTTGAGCTGCGACTAAAAAGGTCCGTCGAATCCGTAGGACCGGACTGTCTGGTATGTATTGCTGACACTTCCCCACTACGGGGCCGAGCAAGGACGCGACGATGAACTCACAGCCCGGCTGGTATCCAGACCCGCAGAACCCCACAATCGTGCGGTACTGGGACGGGCAGCAATGGACCAGTCAGACACAAGCGCGCTCGACGAACCTAGCAATGGTAAGCATGAAGCCTCCGATGACCGCGCTCACCAAGGTCATCTGGTTTCTCATCGCCTTAGCTGCGGGCGTCGTTGCGCTCGTTGTGGGCACAACCGTCGTCGCCAACCTCGCTGGATCGAAGCCGGAAACCGTCACAATCGACGACGCGACCTACACACAGTTGATGCTTCGCAAAGACCCCACATCTACCGACCCTGCCACGTACCAGGAAATCGACGATAGGGATCTCGCACTGATAGTCAAGGACCCATGGGCAAACAAGGATCGACGGATAGCCCTCTACGCGTCGATCTACCAGTTCGACACCATCACTGGAACTGATCGTTTCCTGGCGAACGTCGGGACTTCCCCTCTTGGGATCGGCAATTCCCAGAATGCACAATTGGTCGGAACAATTACGGGGCTTGAGTCATTCGTTGAGGGCGATACCGTGAAGTTGCACGTCGTCGTTGATGGCGAGTATCAGTTCACATCATCGGGCAAAGAGATCGTCGTCCCTCAGTTCCAGATCGGCATCATCGAACTCGCCGAGTAGCGTCACAACATTCACCGAAAGGGCAGCAACTGTGGGACTCCGAATCGGAGGCGGCGTAGGACCGCTCTACTGGTCCACACCCATTCGTTCACCCCAAATCCCAACCAAATACGGGAACATGGGAATCGTCACCTGGTCCTTCTACATCGGCCTTCTCATGATGTGGTGGACGTTCTACCTTTGCTGGCTCTTCTACAAGTACCTTGCCATCGCGATTTGGTGGAGCATTAAAACCCCCTTCCAGTGGTGGCAGCAACGGCAACATGCCGGCCCTCCGCAGCCCGTTCGCCACTTCCCTCCGGGTTGGTATCAGGATCAAGCCAATCCTGCGTATGTCAGATGGCATGACGGAACTCAGTGGACTGCGCATGTACAACTCGCTGGCGGGCCGATTCCGCCGACCTACTGATCCCACCGCAAAGACCTCACCGTTTGGTGAGGCCTTCGTTGTGTTTGAGACCGGTAAGTCCGGTTCGGGTGATGCTGGCCGGTTGCGGCATGCGATGATTCCCGGACCACAAAGATCAGCCCCGGCGGATGCGGCAAACTCTCACGTCGGTGCCACAATATAACGTGCGACTCTCGCAACAAACTGCGATAGAACGGGTTCGAATGCGGAATACTGGAGAAGGAGGAGGAGCGAGATGAGTCACAGTGCAGTGGAAGCGCCCCAGTCACGACTGTCTTACTCGGCGATCGCGCGGTACGCAGAACAGATTGCCTCAGAGAACGACGCAATCGATGAGCGCGGCAATGTCGACGTTTACGAACTCCTGAGAAAGCTGGGAGGTGACATCGAGATCGATGACCGCGCTGAGTCGCTTGACGTGCGCGAAAACGGCGACTTCACGGTATTTTTGCCTACTCACACCTCTAGACTGCGTGATCGCTTCACTATCGCTCATGAATTAGGGCATTACTTCTTGCATTTTCGCGCACCCGATCAAAACCTCATCGGCGAGCGCACATCGACATTCACGCGACTTGGCCGGAACATCCCGGAAACTCAGGCCAACGTGTTTGCATCGAATCTGCTGATGCCAGCTGCGCAGTTCAAGGCGATGTACTCCCGACTGGAAGAAGATCTCGTATCAGTCGCAGAACATTTTGAGGTCTCATACCCTGCGGCAAAAGTCCGCGCAGAATTTCTTGGACTACCTATCTGATGGTGAGTGGACTCAATCACGACGGCTCAATTCTGTTCCTTTCCTGTGACCTGCAAAACTCAACGCAGTTCAAACAGAAGACCAGCGAAGGGTGGATCGCAACTTTCCTTGCGTTCTATACAGAGTTCCCAGCTCTTCTTTCTACCGAAATCGGTGGAGAATGCCCCGATCTACAAGGACGCCTACTTCTGTGGAAGGCAGTGGGCGATGAGCTGATTTTCTCGGTGCGCATCAGGACAGAGACCGAGTGCAGCGATGCTGTCGATGCCTGGTTGGCAACGATGCTGACCTTCGAGAGGGAGCACCTCCTCGACAAAACTCCAATGACGTTAAAGGGCGGTGCGTTTCTTGCGACCGTCCCATCGCCCGACCGTCGAGTGGCGATACCGCGTACCGTCAACGCAGTCGATCGCTCGAATCTCGATGCACAGGCGATGAACGAGGCGACGCTAAACAAGGCGAACGAGGAAGACGGATTTTCTGCCCAGTTCGCTATGGACTTCGTCGGGCCCAGCATAGACACCGGTTTCCGAGTCCTAAAATACGCATCGCGAAGGTACTTTGTCTTAACCGTCGAGGTAGCCCACATCCTCTTCAAGCACTACAGCGATCATGTTCAGGAAAACAGACAGGCTCATCTGATCGGGACGCATGAACTGAAGGGCGTTTGGGGAGGTAAGCCATATCCTGTATTCGCGATTGCCCGCAACCTGGAGCATGCGACCCCAGCACAGGCTCTCACTTCAGCGTTCAGTAACACCGCCCTCATCACGGATGAGTATCCACAATGCAAGCCGCACGATGTGCTGGGCGCTATCAAAGCCTACCGAGGGTCGAAGGACTGGCAGGGCGCGGTACACGCTCCCGAAGCGCATGAGCAGGACTTTCGGAACCACCCTGCGGGAGTCAATGCGCGGGCATTCCTCGACAAGTTGATCGATACTTCGGAAGACTCGCTCGACGAAGCAGAGGACAAGGGCGACGAGGAGTCGGTCGAGGATCTGCCAACGTCATAGGCCGTCGCCACACCTCTTGATTTTCGTCGTTGGAGGCACGGCCATCAGGTGGCGCTGTCATTGCTTCCAACATCTATTTCGCGCGTCCTAATATGGCTTTGCCCAGCACGTATCGTCACCTTATGACACCGAATGAAACACCAGTCTCATATAGTTTTCCAGACGTAGTCAACGCAGGGGGTCGAGTCCGTCGCGACCTCGCCGGTCGGTGGGTTTAACTGTAAGGTTGGCCTCGGCGCGATATGCAGATCTCTCCCTCACCTGTCGGGGATCCTCATGCAGTCTGGCACCCGGGAGCCGAAGACGCTAACGAAAACCACCCTGCCGCGCATCACTGCATCGAAGGAGCCAGCACGCCGCATGTCTGCAAAACCCCGACACCTCGGGTAGAAACGGGCGCAATCTCGATCTCCTCAGACCAGCTGCTCAATCTGGAAATCGCACGAGCTGGTCACTTAGGTTGGTTTACCGAACGCCTGATTCGTTCCGGCTCCACCGGCGCGCCGATCCCGAAGACGCGCCAATGATCGAAATCTAACCCCTCAATGGCTGGGAGGTGCGGACAGCGCTGCATCGTGGCAAAGATGGTGTCGGGGGGTAGTTCGACCCCATCACCACCTACTCGCACCATGACGCCGGGGTCAGGCGGCAACTTCAGGTACGCGATCTCTGGCGACATGTACATCGGGCGGGTCCCGAGCCCTCTGTCGTTAAGCACTTCGCGGAGCGACGCCATGTCGCGCAGAAAGAATGAAAGCGTTTCGGGCACAACGATAAACGGCAAAAGATCCGCCGCGTCCGCTGAGTAAAGCGCTGCACTGAAAGTCGAATATGCCTCGATTATCTTGCGGTGTCCCTCGATATCAATCTGCCGCTCGGCATCTTCGATGTCGCCTTTGAGGTATCCCTCTCCCCATTTGTGACGATAGTCCAGCGCTTCTATTGCCTGTGCTGGCGAATACGTCGAGACGCCGGGGTGCTCGATGCGCAGAACAGCTTTATCCCCGCTGACTAGCATGTTCGCGTCAGCATCGTAAGTAATTGCCGCCAGAAAGTTGTCATCGGGATCTGAACACACAAGTGGAAGGAATTGCTCTGAACGGTCGTCAACGAACGTGCCCACCAAAGTGACAGCATCAACCAACGCTTCAGCCTCACCGCGACTGAACCAACGGCGAAACTTGTCTCGCTCAAGCCTGGACGCCAACTCGTCGAGTAGATGCTCGGAAACGATGAGTTCGACCTCTCCTGAAAGGGCTCGACGGACGAGTTCCCCGGTAGGACCGTTAGGCGAAATCGCAGCTGCAATAAACACGTTCGTATCGAGCACGACCTTAATCAATGATCGAGGCCCTATCTCCGTCGACTGCCGGCACCGACATGGCCCGGCTCTCGTTTCTCCACGCGCATGCGCTCAACCTCGGCCGAAACGATCTCATGCGCCTCGGCGTCGGTAACGGGCTCGCGATACGCGGAGTTGCCAACCAACTCCGCAAAAACTTGCTCCGCTAGCGTCCCGTCGCTACTTAAGACGAGGCCTGTTCGCTTCTCAAGGCGGGCACGCGCTGCACGTTTCCGATCTGCTACGGACATAACCACCTACCTTCGAGACGGAGGACTTTGAATCACCCACACTTGCCGTGTTTGTATGACGATACCGCTTCCGCCGACAGGTAGGACAGAAGTCACCATCCAAGCCATGTCCCCACGGAAACCGTGGACGAAGACCCGGACGCGTAGTTGTCGGTTGCGGCGCTTATAGTCTGCCGCGCGGGGTCGGGAGGGTAAGGGAAGACCTGCTCGGCCCCGCAATCTGGCGTTTTGAACACTGAAGTTGGATATCATGTCATTGCAGCGGCGATTCTGAGTGGTCAGTTCGGCCGCGCAAGGCCTGCCCTCCGACTGTGCACTCGCCGGGGGTGGGCCTCACCAACCTCCTCGCGCCGCCATGTTGAGTCAGAGGCACTGTGGATGCGCCGGCGAATTGCCTGCCTGACACTTGAGCACCGAATGCAACCAACAATCGTGGTTCGGCCCCATGCCCGAGAAGTAGTATCGCTCGTGCACGTTCGCCTTTGCCGGCTCGACGTGCACGGCCCGCCTAGGTGTTACTGACGAACACTGTGGGCGGGCCATCTGGCGAATGAAGAACTCCGTTCACGCGCACAGGAATCGGCGGCCCTCCCGTGTCTCCCACAGTCCGGCGTCGAATCTCGTCGAGAATCTGCTTGTTCGACAATTGCTGCAGCGACATTCTTGTCGGCGACAACGGCACGTTTTCTTCTTCAGTCATGAACCGGGCGGCAATCAACACCTCCTGCACAGGCGCATCAAACAACGCTGCGACGCGCCGCAACACTTGCGGGGTCGGTGATCGTGAGATCCTCGTCCACTGAAGCATCTGCGATGGATAGACACCCAGCGCCCGAGCCGCCTCCTCGGGGGTCTGATAGCCGCGGGCCGCGATCTGGTCTCGAACCCAAGCTGCGAATCCTGACGACATAGGTGTCATTTTCCCACGGAGTTTCTGAATGTTCGCGCAGCGAAACAGTTCAAGAGTTGCGCGCTCGGATCAGTTATCCCCATGTGCTGTGCATGAATTGGGGATAGTTCAATGCTCAAATATCTGTGACTCCACGAAGACTGGTATCGGAAACCTCCGATCAGTAGATTTCCCTCGGCGGCATCACCTGACTCCGAACTCGGGTATGGCGTAGCCCTGCCGACACGATCTCCCAGGCTGTCGGCGGGGCACCATAAACGGTGCGCCGCTTCCGCCTCGGTTCTCGGCGCACTCAGGTCCGCCAGCGTGCTGATCACACACTCGCTGGCGGGCCTCTATCAGCAGAAGCCAAAGTCTTAACAAATTCTTGATTCGATTCGGGTTTGGCGATTCCATTGAGTGATACTGCTGACTTGCGGCTTTTCGATGTCGGTAACACGGTCAGCCGCATCGGCCCACCTGCCGGGTGTCATTCCCCGGAGGTGGGCTGCCTCGCTTCAGCTGGGCCTACTAGGATTCTCTCTGGGTCGGGCCCCGGACAGCGAGAGTTGTGTTAGCTGATGAAAAACGGCGCATTCTGCACGCAATGCCGACGCTGCAGCAATGTAGTTTACGACGGCCCATGGATCTCGCCGGCCGAACGGCTGAGACTGCAGCAAGATCACCGAAGTTCCTGTCCCGCAGATGTCATTCCGATCCGAGAGCCGCTCTCGACTTCGTCTCGGGTTGCCACTGTGAACTCGCACTTCACGCGCCCCGCATAATTGCGACCGAGGGTGAAGTCGGAGATGAAATAACCCCGAGGTTACGATACGGCTACCGTTGCAGGTATGGTCGAATTGTAAACGTATAGCGCTGCCGTTGTTCGTTTACCAGCCCTGACGGTCCCCTGTCTTGTGTGGCCGCCAGGGCTGCCCTCTTACTGAATGAAAAAGCCCGGATCTAGTTACTCTCGATAACTATCTGCGACCGGAATCTGCAGAATCTAACGGGCCTCGAAACGGAGATGTCGTGAAACGGAAAGCGCTTTGCCTCACAACCGGAGCTCTCGTCATCACCTTCGTAGCCCGATCACTCGGTTCACTGGCCGCGGCTCAGCCCTTCGGCGTACCTCTCGGGCACCGCCTCGTCCGATGAAGACCTAACAGAGCCCATCCACCGCAGCTGCGGGGCCAACAAACTCGGCCCAGTTTATTCGGCCCATCACACCGTGTGAAACAGCAAAAGACGCCCCCACCGATTCCCGGTAGGGGCGCCTTTTTTACAGAACGGCGAAGCCGCTTCGCGTGTAGATAGTGGTTCCGAACTGGCTGATTCGGTTGTACTGAACCTTCACCCTGTCCCCGGCGGCCAACGGGTAGCTGACTGCAGTTCCGCCGCGAACGTCATAACCCCCGATATCGGAACTGGTGTTCACCACATTGCCGTTCACGAGGATCCGGATTGCAGACTTATTATCCGAACGGCAGTTCACATTGGCAGTCAAGATAGCGCTCGGATGACTCTTCTGAACCACGAACGAAGTGCCATCCATGATGGTGCCAGGATTGGGCGTAAAGGCAATGTCGGACCAACCTACGGGGGGAGTCTGATCGACCTCAGTGCCGCCAATGGCTACGGGCTGATCCTCCGCCGAGATGGTCATCATCGTCCGATTGGCCACAACGGTCGTAGCGAAAGCTCCGGACTGATTCCGATATCCCAGGGTCAACACATCGCCGACTGTCAGGGTTGTGTTGGCCATCCCCATCAGCTGAAGAGCGCCGTTGTAGTTCACAGACCCTGCTGACTCGGTGCCGATCAACGTGCCGTTCTTGTAGATACCGAGATAGGCGGTGTTGTTGGAGGTCGTGGTGAAGTGCCCAGTGAACCCAATGCGGACGGGACCAGACGTTGCACTGACAACGCCGTTGCCCTGAACCACTGTTCCCGGAAGCCCTGGGTTGGCGATCATTCCGGGGATGGTCACCGTTGTCACTGTCGATGTCTGGAAGTTGGCGCCGAGGATGATGCCGGTGGGCGTGAAGGAGCTGAACAGAAGCTTCCACTCTGTCCCCGTCCAGAGGTGAGACGACGTGATGTTCTTCCATTCGGAGCCAGTCCAATAGGCGCGTTGCGTGATTTTCTTGTACGAGTTCCCGTCCCAGGCGTGTGCAGACATCGGCTACTCCGTCACGTGGTAGATCGCGCCCGTTATCTGGCCTGTCGTCGGCAGTGCTGTAACAATCTGGTCGAGGTCGCCACGCCTCGCGGTCGCCGACGTCGTACCGAGCGCGAGGTTCGAGTTGCCCGTTCCTGCTCCGATCGCAGCTCGACCTGCTGCTTGGTCGACAGCCCGCATTGATGCCCGGCCCACGGCGGTTGCATCTGTGATGTCGGCCGAGGAGGTGTCCACCGCACCTGTTCGTCCGTTCACCGAAGAGACCGGCGAGGTGGGATAGGTAGCTTCCAGCCAGTTTGTCGGCACTGATGCCGGATTCGCGATAAGCCGGAAATCTGTACCCCGATCACCGCGAGTGCACCAGTCGCCGCGCTCGCCACCGAGAGCGATCATTCCCGCCTCTGAATAGGTCACACCGCGAAATGACGCGCGGGCTTCGGCTGGGATCTGTGCGGCGAGGATCTTGCCCGCGCCGTCGAGGTCCGCTTTGGTGGCGAGTTTCGCTGTCAGACCGGTGACTTGAGCTTCGGAGTGCGTGTGCGTCGTCGAGGCTTTGCCGTCGAGTGCACCTTGGAGGCCGGTGACATCTGCGACAGGGTGGGAGTGGGCGGTCGGCGGGCGGGCGTCAGTCAGTCGCGAATCGCCTTCCTGCACTGACGTGTCCGCCTTGCCGAGTGAAGTCTGAACGGCGGGTGAGGTCTTCGCCTTCGTCACAGCTTCGTCGACGAGCTTTGGTGTCGTGACCGCGTTGTCGAGCACCGAACCGGCAACGATTCCGTCAACCGCGTCCTCAGCTCGCTGCGCCTGCGTTGTCGCGTCTGCGACCGCCTGCTGCGACAGTTCGCGCTCGGTGACGAACTGCGCGCCGTACTGCTCGAGAGTCTGGTCGACCAGGTTGGCCGTATTCTCGATGCTGGTCTTCGTCTGATGGACATCGGTCTGAATCTCCTCGACGTCGCCCTTCGCCGTGACTACGACGTTGAGCGCCTCGGCGACGGTCTGGCGGTCGGCTGCGACTGCGGAGGCTGCGGATTCAACTGCCAACCGATCCTGCGCCACCTGTGCAGCATCCTCGGCGACGTCTTGGATTCCAGCCGCGATCTGCTCGGACCGTTCAGCGGCAGACTCGGCACGCCCGGCCGCATCGTTGGCCCCAGCAATCGCAGGAACAGGAAGTGTGATGTCTGGTCCCTGCGACATGTCGAAGACAAGGCTGTCACCGGACACGGAGATGCCGTCGACGCTTCTGCCGGCAGGACCCGGCACTGTCGAGTCCTTGCCTGGCGGACCCGGCGACGGGACGAGGATCCCACCGCCTCCGGACTTCTCCTCCCCCAGTGTGATTCGTTCACCGTCACTGCCCACGAGGATCATTTGTTCACCTTCTTCACCTGTCCGGTTTGCAGCTCCAACTCGACCGTCGGGGTCGCCTTGGTGTCCTGGAACATCAGCCAGTACTTCGTACCAGCGGCGATGGTCCCGACGACTTCGGATTCGATCTTCAGCGACGCCGTGCCACCGGCAATGGCGAACTCCCACTTGTCCTGTGCGGTTCCCGGATCTCCTAGAAGGAAGTAGAGCTTGTGGCCGTCAGGGAAGTCGGCGCCGTCTTCGAATCGATACCAATACACAAAATCGCCGACTGTGGGGAGGTTCAGAGCGAATTTCGGCGTGGGTGTGCGGATGTCGCCCATCAGTTCCCCTTTCCGTAGATGTCGCGCATGATGTCCGCGATGTCGGGGTGGACGTTGGCGGATGCGCTGGTGATGTCGTGGCCATGATCGGCGAGCGTTTCGAGCAGTTCGGCGGATGAAGTCTCAAGTTCTTTCGCCAGGACGTGAGCGCGGATCGGTTTCGCTGAAACGGATTCGGAGGTCGTCTGCTCATCGATCTCGGCAGGACTGTCGTCAACCACCGGATCGGGCACCACGATCTCGTAACCGCCGGCAAGCATCAGTGCCAACGTGGCAGCATCATTCAAATCCGCTTCGTGATGCAACATGCACGAACCTGGCATGCGATCCATATTCCGCGCCCGACCGGACGAAGTGGACGGAACCACAACAACTTCCGGCAGTTGCATCCCGAACGACGGCTGCGCCCAGACAATCACATGGTCGGCCTGAATCAATGGCTCTGAAAGTAGGTAGCAATTCGCCGGTCCCGCATAGCCCTTAACGTCCTCAAGAATCAAAGTTGCAGTCTTCACGGTTCGTACTCCCCTAACATGTATTCGACAATCGTCACGCAACCATCAGCGCCCGAACCGAAGCCGCAACCACCTCCGCCAGCGGGAAACCCACCAGGCATTCCAGGATTGCCGCCGCCACCCGATTGACTTGTCTCCCATAGGAACGCTGGCGATTCCCCCGGGCCAGTGAAAGGACCAGACGAACCGCCACGCTTCCACAGGCCCGCACCGCCACCGCCACCGGCGAGAAGGCGAATAGGTGACGAGGTGACCGACACTCCGTCGGTGCCGCTCAACCCGCCAGCACCACCACGCATGGTCGCCAATCCGCCGGCCCCGCCATTGTCAGCGCCGGAGCCGCCATTGGCGATTACGTCCCAGAACGAAGAACTTCCGCCATCCTGGCCATTCGTGCCACCCGCTCCGACCACGATCTCCACGACATCAGGGATGTTCCGCGCAAACACCATGAAACGATCCACCGCTGCGCCTCCGCCGCCGCCGGCTGCCTGATTGCCGCCGCCGCCAGCTCCCCGCAAAATCAAGTCGAACTGGTAGCAACCACTGGGCGGAGTCCATGCGAAAGTTCCTGGCGTACGGAACACTTCCATCTGCGTGTACCTCACGAGAAACGCTCGATGATGTGAACGATGCCAGCGCCGCCGTTTCCGCCACGGCCCCAGCTGTTGCTGTTGTTCCCGGAGCCTCCGCCCCCGCCACCACCGCCAGGGAATGCGCCAGCGCCAGCCGTAGAGCCATTGTTACGAGCACCTCCCGCGCCTCCGCCGCCGCCAGTCGGGACAAGCTGAGATGGAACCTTGCCCGGCGCATTGGCCGTGGTACCACCCGGAGAGATGCCGCCCTGACCACCCATGCCCTGGGTTGAGGGGTAGGACGCGGAAGTGGTGAATCCGCGTCCGCCGCCTCCGCCGCCGCCATGCAAGTCATAAGGAGAAACGGACGACCCCGCGTTGGCCGGCGCTCCAGCAGCCTGAGTAACCAGACTGCCGAAGCCGCCAGGAATCATCCCCGTACCACCCGGAACCCGATCCCAGTTGCTTTGATACGCGAAGTCCGCAGTAGGGCCGCCGATTCCGCCGCCAGCCTCCAGGTCCAGAACCCAGGAACTACCGCCAGGTTTGCCATTGCTATCCGTGCTGATAGCGCCATCACCAGGGTATCCAACCTTGATGGAAATGACCTTCGGAGTTCCGTCAGCATTGAAAAGCATGCTGCCAGGAATGGTGAAGTGGTTTTCTCCACCACCAGATCCACCCCCGCCGCCGAGCTGGGAGGCTGGAGCAATGTCGATACTCCACTTCCCCGAAGCGCCGCCGCCGCCAGCGCCAACCATGATCACATCCCACGAAATCGTTCCCGGTGAAGCCGTGATGTCGGCGTTACCCGTAAAGGTGCGCGTCTTACCGAAGATGGTGAGCTGAGCAAGCTCCTCTCGGATCTCTTCGATGGTCTTCGAGTGGTCGGTGATCAATTGAAGTTGCTCTTCGAGCGACTTGCCGTCATGTTTGAACGCGTTCTGTGCGCCTTGCCATTTGCCCAGTGCGCCATTGGTCAGTCGCGCCTTGGCTTGCTCCTCGGTCTCCAGCTGGCGAGCGCGGAAAAGTCCGCGCACGAGCGAGCCGTCGGGGATGGCGCCATCCGGTGCAGCTCCCACAGTTCACCTCCCCGTTTGGTTTCTAAGGCCGATCACAGCGGCGGACCTTCCGGGCGGTTCAGGTGATTCCAGGCTCGCTGCGAAAGCTGCGGTCGCTCTTCATTTCCTGGGATTCGGTCCGCGATCCACTGGATCGTTGCCCGCGCCCACGTGAGTAGGTCGTCGAGTAGTCCGTCGCGCTCACGATCAGTTGCTTTAAGTGCGTCAACTTCGGCGCGCAGTGCTGCATTTTCCGCCTTGTTGGCAGAGCTTTCCTCGCGGACGGCGGCGAGATCGTCGCGCATCGGTCCGAGGATCACCTCGAAGTCCTTGCGCTGCTGCTCGAGTAGATTCACTCGATCCGATCTGCGGCCGGCCAGCCACCCGCCAAGGGCGGTGATCGCCGCAACGATCACCGTCCCAGCTGTGGGCCAGAACGCTGGGTGATTGAACACCGGCCCTCCTCGGGGTCAGTCGAGGTGGTCAGGCGAGATAGCTGCCGTCGTCGCCGTCATATGGGGCGTTGCCCAACTCCGGGTCCGGCCGACGGTGGCGAGCTTCTGCCGCCCGACCCTCACATCCTGCGAGACCTCGCGCGGTTGCCTCGGCAGCCAGTGAGTTCGAGGATACCGACTCTTCTTCGCCGATCGCGATGACGTCGGGGCGGAGGGGTGCCAGCGACGGCAGACCCTTGGTTGACCCGAAGTTGCTTGAGGCAAGCGAAGTTAGTACCGACACGAGAGCGGCGGTGGCAGCCAATGTGAGCGCGTCGCGCCAGTTGATGTCCGACAGTGTTCCAGTTGCGGGGATCGCACCGACGAGAGCGCTGACAAAAGTCCGACCGACGCGGTCGAGTAGGTCGATAAGGAAGTTCCCCGACGTGAGTGCCGTCGACGTCGAGAGGGCGATGAGGAATGAGACGAGCGCGGCCAGGGCTGCTGAGGACATCGCAGTCGTCCATGACACGGACGCAATTGTTGTGCCCCCCGCCAGGAAGACGAGCACTGTCTGAACGAACGTCTTGCCGGTGCGATCGAGCACGTCCAGCCAGAATGCTCTTGTGTCAATCGAGCGTGTGCCGACGAGTTCTACGCCGACAGTGAGGGTTCCGTTTGATTCAGCCATGATTCAGCCTTCCTGTGCAGCAGTGGCCTGCTGACGAGTGTCGCCCGATGCAAATCGGGCCTGGAGGGATGCGAGCAGGGCCTTCGACTCGAAGGCCTCGCGGTGAGCTTCGAGCACCCAGAAGACGAGCGAGCCGGTGCGATCGTCACCCTCGACGTGGGACTTGTATCCATCCCAGACGGTTTCGTTCCAGACGTCCGCGAGACCGGCGCGTGGCCACATCTCTGCTTCCTGGACCTTGACGAAATCACGTCCAGCTTCAGAGATCTGCCGAACAGGTTCGGGCTGGCCCCACTGTAGGGCAGCGTGCTGTTCGTACGAGAGTTCCACGGGGCCTCCTGGATTCGGTGCGGGTGTGGAGCCCAGGCGCATGATCAGCGCCCAGGTTTTGGGTCCGACAGTTCCGTCGGGTGTCAGCGCCGGGTCGGTGCGCTGAAGGGCAGCGATTGCAGTCTGGGCATCTCGCCATTTCCCTGACTGCGGGATGGCGAGCTTTGCCTGCATGTGTTTGATGCCGGCGACCTGATACGCCGGTTCGCCAGCCTCCCCGGAGATCGATTCCTCGGGGCCGTCGAGCGGGCCGTAAAACCAGCCGGAGGGCAGCGGGAACGCATCGGGATCGCCCGCGCCAACAGTGGCGTCGAGGTACCAGAAGTCATGGAACAGTGGATCGTTCCATGCCCTGGCGGATGCTGCGACGACGTGTCCGGAGCGGCCCATGTACATGCCGCGGGATTCGAAGTTCAAGCCGTCGAATGTACCTGCGACATGAGAGTTGTAACCGCCACCGCCGTGCATGAAGCCGAGCTTGAGTAGGGCGTTCGGTGGCACGTCGGCCTTGTTCCGAGCGTGGATGAGTCCGAGTCGAGCGGCATCACCGGTGGCAGATGCGCCGAGAATGCCTGGTCGGTTGCAGTTCTCGGTGGATCCGTACCGCCGGTTCGCCTGCATGCCCTGAACGTGTGCTGCGACCGCGAACGCGAACCAGCTGCAGTCACCGCCAGGGTTGCCGGATCCGCCGTACGCATACGGGAGCCAGTCCTTCGACCAGATATAGGCGCGGGTCGCGTCGACTTGCGCTCGCGTGAAAGTGCGTGTCATGAATACCCTTTCGGGATGTAGTTGTGGATGGGCTCTAGAGGCCCAGATGTGCGACGAGCCGGTCGGCGATTTCGCGACCGACATAGGCGTCGGGGTCGACGTCCAGGCCGAGGTTTCCGAGGAGCTCGACTATCTCGTCGGTATCGACGCCGAGACGTGACGCCAATTCGCTGACCTGCAAATGACCGGCGGGGGCGGAGGGTTCGGGAACGTCCTCGAATCCCATCTTTTCGAGCACCACCTGTTTGAGTTCAGCTCGATCGGACTGCGGCAGCTGCGCCACAACCTCAGTCCAGGAGCTCTGCGGGAGGTCCGGAGTTCCCATGGCCACCCACTCGCCCTGCGCAGTCCACCTGTCCGCCACAGCGTTCTTCGGCGGTTGATACTTGAGAGTCGGCTTCGCAGACGGGCGGGCGCCGAGGATCCACATGCGCCAGGATTGCATTTCCCAGTACTCGGTTCCGAGCATCAACGGAGCACCGACTACGCCAGGCATTCCCGTGAACATCCACAGGAAAGCCTGGCGCGGATTGCGGAGGTCGCAGTTCTCCCGCAACGGAAGACCTTGGCCTTCCCACGCCGGCCACTGGTCGAAAGTCTTGCCGCGAACAAGTCCTTGCTGTTCCATCGTCAGACTCCCAACTGTTGAAGTGAGGTGGCGAACGCTTCGATGCGCTCCCATGCCTTCTGAACGGGGTCCTCCAGCGCGCGACTGTCGCCGATGGTCACGGTGCGTGTGACTGGCTGCTCACGTGACCAGGACAGCCCGACCTTGGAGATCCGGTCGATGTAGATGCGGCCGGTCTTGTCGTTCTGCATCGTGAAACCTGCACGGTCGCCGAGCCATACGTGGCCCGTCTCGCCGATCAGAAACGGCGCAGCGTCGCGGGCACCGAACTCGATCGACTCATACGAGCGTGTCGCCCAGATTCCCGCTCGGAGAACCATGAGCGAGGAAATCGTGTACGCCTTGCCCGCACCGTCCTGGAAGTACTCGAAGTATCTCGTCCAGCCCTGATTGTTCGCCCGCGCTACCAACCGTGCGACCATCCAGGCGAGCACGGTCCCCATGTAAAACGGTTTCAGCACGGCGTCCGCCACACCGCCCATGGGTGGCACGCCGGGAATCATGGCGGTCAGATCGCCCAACATCTGCACTGTCGCCGACATCAATTCGTCGACGCCTGGGGCTGAACTACCGCCCGTCACGACTTGTATGCCCTTCGACGGAGTCTTGCGGAACCGATACCTGTCCAGCCCGGTCTCTTCGCCGTCGCACCACACTGCAAGAGGCAACGACTTATTCGTCCGCTTGCTGCCCGGAATGTAGTACTCGGCCGGGATTGTGGTGTCGGTTACGAGTTGCGACGTGCTTTCGATGAAGTCGCCGATGAACTTCTCGACGGTCATTTTCAGCCCGTCGAATCGAGTGCCGCCCTGCGACGTTCCCGTGAACCGTCCGGACCGATCTTCGAACGACACGACCACCGTCCCGTGACGCAGGTTCGCACCCGGCCACGGAGGCGGATCGCCATGCAGGTAGCGGCGCACGACCGGAGTGATCTCGCCGTCCTGCATCATCGTCTTCGCGATGTCGTGAAAATTCTTGAAGCGTGAGCCCGCAATCCCCCACAACGCACCGGAATTGAGCGAATCCATGAACTTGATCGGTTTTACAACCAGAGACCAAGTGGACTGATCCAAGTTGGTGCGGTTCGCCGGATCCATCGGATCGTCCGGCATCGCCCAGGTCGAGTTTCGCTCTCGATGGCACTGGAGGTCGAGCATCGTGGACAGCACCCACGGGATCGGCCCTGGGAGGATGAACACGCGCGGCGCCTGAAAGTGCTCACTGAAGAAACTGTTGGACCAGACGGTGTACCACTTGAGCCGCTCGTAGTCGCTCGAAAACGTCGCTACGACAACTTGATCGCCGTTGTCTCGCTTGTCGAGTTCGACGTACTCAAGGAGTCCGCCCCACCGTGAGCCTGTGTACTCGACGGTGATGTTGACGTTGCGTTTCTCGCCGCGCTGCATGCGGCCCCACTCGTCCCAGAGCCACTGACCCACAGGGTGATCGAGCGGGTGTTCCAACTGCCCGGGCCCGGTGTCCCCTTCGATCAGATCGAAAGTACCGCCGTACTCGGCCTGCACCAGATGCTGCAACCGCATCTCGCCGTCCCACAGCAGTGCAACAGGCGGGATCTGGCGCTGATTCTGCTCACGCCGCTCTTCGGCCCGGGTGGCTTCCCAGATCGCTTCGCATTGCTCCTCGAGAGACAGTCCGTGATCGATCACCGTCACCGGCGGCCACCTCCTGTCATTGCATGCCGATAGGCCGCGACCATCGCCGCGGCTGAACCAGCTGGATCATCGCGCCGCCCGCCGGCGCGTTGGTCACCGAAACCCGCAGAGTTTGCTGCTGTGTCTTCGGCGGGATGACGTACTCGAAAAACCGCCCGGGAACAGGCATCCGGCCAAGCAAGTTCGTATTCGCAGCATCACGGACCATCAGCTTCATCGGATCCAGATCGACCGTGAACCCACCCTCGAGCACACCGATGGACGGCATGACGATGGAGCGGTTCGCGTCATTGCGGCCCGACAACTTCGACACGCCAGGTCGGCGTTTGCCTGGCGGCCCCTCCCACGACACGTCGGGAAGGATCCAGTCACCGCGAGTGCCGATCCACTTGTGCCGCATCGGCTGATCCGTCGGATTCCAGACCTCGATCTCGCCTGACCCCGACGAACTGCCGGTCGACCACTTCGTGACGTAGTCATCCTCGTAGTAGTGCGGTTGACCCGCCCGCAGCGGAATGATCGGATTCGAATACTCCACGACGAGCGGGTCAATCCCCGGATCGAAATCGGGCTGCTCGTACAACTGCACGTCGAGGAACCGTGTCGAATTCTCTGTAATGACCTCGATGCACGCCAATTTCGCATCGTGGTCCCACTGATCGACCCGATAGTCGAACGCCTGCCGGAACCGCGAATCGATGTCCTCCTGATCGCCGCCGGCAACCCGATCCGCGGAAACATGGAACCCCAGCGCAAGATCTCGCCAGTCGTTCCACATCCCCTTCATCGTTCCGCCAGACTCGGCGTTCGCCGCCACCCACGAAGTGCGGACCGGGGAGTCGAACAAGCCCTTGACCTGATCGACTCCCAAGTCCACACCTTCGGTGCCGGCATCCTCGCCATGGACAGGCCAGAAACTTCCATCCGTGCCGTGGATGTTGATCGTCATCGATGCCATGGCGACCTCCCAGCCTTACCGATCATCCGAATGGCCTTCCTGCATGCCGCATCATCTGGCGACCCTGGGCACGCTGAGCGCTGTGCACCGCGGCCATGCCGTCAGAGAATGTCGGGTTGTTGATGTTGACCGAGTAGTCGTTTCCACCACCGGCATTCGGATTGATGGCGAGCGTGTCCAAGTTCGCGATCTTGGCGATATTCGCGAACTCAGGCGCCGTGAACACCGGCTCCGGAGCACCTGACTTGTTCAACGCCAACCCGCCGTGCGGGATCATTCCGCCCTGGTCGTAGAGCTTGATCGGCAAGGTCTTGAGCCAATCCTCGACCCAATTTCCCGCACCGATCGTGACCGGCAGCTGCCCGTCGATCTCGCTCCGAGGGAACGAACGCGTCACGAAGTCACCCAGCGGATCTCGCATTGCCTCCGCAGCCGAGGACTCCGGCAAGGTGGATCCCGGCTTCGGCTTCTTGAACTCCGGAAGCGGAATATCCAGCCAACGAGAATTGACGCCGAATATCTCGAGCGCCGAATCGACCGCGATCCCCACCAGGTCGGACCCGTACCTCTTGAGTCGATCCTTCAGCGAGAAATCGCCGTTGGCTTCCTTGTCCTTGTCCTCCTCGACCTTCTTGCGAGTCGCGGCGAGCGAGTTCTGAGCCGAGTACACCGAAATATCGGCCTTCTCCTTCTCGAGCGAGGTCGACTCGGGATCGTTGTACACCTTGTCCCGGGCCAACTGCGCATCCAGCAGGGCAATCTCGGCATTGCGCACCGAAATCGCATCGTCACCCATCTCGCCGGTCAGAACAGGAGCAGGATCGTTCGACGTCGAACTCTTGCCGTCACGTTTCTGCTCCAGCTCGCGAACCTTGAGCTCGGCCTGCTGAACCTTCAGCTCCGCCTGGTCACGATCGGCCTGCGACTTCTTGTCGTTGGCGTTGATCTTGTCCCGAGCCTCCCGCGCCTGAATTACCGCCACACGGGCGGATTCGAGTGCAAGAGCATCCTTCTCGGTCCACTCCACCGGCTTCTCGCCACGCAAATACGCACCCGACTTGCTGTCCCAACCGTCGATGAGTTCGTTCGGCAGGTGGAACTTCACCGGGAACTGCGACGACTGAGCATTCGCACGGTTTCCGCCGATGCCCGATGTACCGTGAGCACCGCCCGATTCCGCCGACATGCCGGCGATGGTCGCCGCCATGTGTTCCTTCGAGATGCCGAGCTGGAACTGAGTGCCCGCAGGACCCAAACCGGCTTGCAGACCCGCCACGCCGCCACGACCGTTGAAGAAGTCGTACGTGGTGTACAGACGCTTCACCGATCCGGTGATGCCCATGACGATCTGCTGCAACCAGCCGACAAATCCCGAGCAGTCGAATTGCGTCGGCCCCGTACCGCCCCAGAGGTACTTATTACCCTCGACCGATCGGCCGGCCGCGAGCCCTGCCTCGATACCGTTGCGGCCACCTTCGGCGAACCGGGGAAGATTCTTCAACCGCGAGTCATCGCGATTGATCATCCCCAGCAGCCAATCCCACTTTTCCGACGAGCGGCCGTTGACGATCCACTCGCCCTTGTCGACCCAGGTTGTCGGTACGCCATCGCGACCCATTCCGAGGAAGCCGTCAACACGATCGGTGCCCGGCCCTGACGTGGGAAGTCTTGCGCCGTCGGCATTTCGAGGAAGCCGCCCACCGTAGTATCTGCCAGCGACCTGAGGCAGCCCCTGTTGGCGATACAACTCATTGATCGCGTCGTTCGACCAACCGCCACTCTGCTGCGCAACGGTGTAGAGCTGGTTGAACTGAACGGTGACCGTCTTGTCCTTCAGTGCGTCCAAGGCTGCCTTCGCGGCCCCGCCGTCGATCAGGAACTTCTCAATCCCCGCAATGAACGCCTTAGGGTCCGCAACCTTGCTCGACAGGTCGAACAGTTCCTGCAAACCAATGTTCTTCTGATCCTTGAGCTTCTCGATATCAAGATCGGCGCCCGGCTTTACCTCGAGCTCGTCGAGGTACTTCATGAAGGCGTCGGCGCTGCCCGCATTGAAATCGAACTGCTTGAGGTCGAGGTCGATCCCGGCCATCGCCTTCAGATTGTCGAATGCGATCATGTTGTCCATGGCCGTGCTCAACTTCATCTGAAATTCGTTGTCGTCCATGTCGATCCGGATCTGGCCGCTAGGCAAATCCGTAACGTCGGCGCCCATGCGACGCAGTTCCGCCAGGATGCTCGGGTCGAAATCCTTCTCGACCGTCAGAACCTTCGGCTTACCTGGCTCGATCTGCATCATCTGAGACCAGACCTCAGCAAGCCCCTTGGTCACATCGTCGGCGCCCTGGAGACCAACCTGAATTTGGATGGCACGCTCGTTATAACCGAGATACTCCAGCGCATTTCGCATGTCGCCGATTTCGATCCCGAACGACTTACTGGTGCCTTCGACCTGCTGCTGAACGCTCGAGAAGATCTCGTTGATGTCCTTGCCGGCGTTTGCCATCTGGACTGCGTTCTGGATGATCTTGACGCTGGTATCTTCGAGATCTTGACCGTTTTCGGTCAGTGTCGAAATACGCCCGTTATCCAGCAGCTCGGAGCTTGCACCCTTCGTCTGGTCAATCGGCGCCGCTTGCAACAGTTCACGAGTGAGCTTGTTGTTGTCGTTCGTGGCCTGCTTTTCATCGGGGTTGATGCCCGCAATCAGCTGCAATGAGCGATACATTGCATCGCTCTTCTCGGTGGCAGTGGCCGCTTCGTCGCCGATCGTCTTCAGGAGATCGGACATCTCCAGATAGCCTGGCGTGAGTTCCGCAACGGCAGCACGCGTGTTCTGGAACCGTCGCCTCTGACCGTCGAGCCAGATGAATGTTTCCATTCCAGCTTCGGTTGATCGGTCCAACTGCGATGTCAGGTAACCAAACTCGCCGTTCGTCCCCGAAATTGCGCCGGCAAGTTCCTTGTTGGTGACACCCAGGCCGCTGAGTGTCGCCTCAACCATTTCAGCAGAATCTCGAACCGCAAGATCCTGCTTCATGCGCTGGTTGAACGAATCGCCGGTACCGAAGAGCGCATTGCCGGCGTTCTGCCATGCGCCGCCGGCCTGGGCCCAGATTCCTGGACCGTTGGCGATCAGCGTCTTCTGTGCTGTGCGTGCCTCCTCGATTCGGCTCGTCAGGGCCTCTGTGGCCTGTTCCGACATGGCACCACCGGACGCCTGCAGCGCCTTGGCCAACTCGAACTGAGATTCGGCGGTGCCTTGTGTGGCGACCGTCAGCGCTTCGTGGAATCGCTTCGACTTCTGAATCTCGCCATTGATTCCCGAGTACGCGACCATGCCACCGATGAGCGCGATGCCGACCGGACCCCCCAGGGCGCCGGACACCGCGCTCATTCCGCGACTCAGGCCGCTTGCAGCAGAACTCATTGCCGAGAGACCAGCAGCGCCGACGCCGCCCGCAGCAGCGCCCATCCTCGAGATGAACGACGTCGTCCCATGAACTGCCTGACCGGCCAACAGGTGAACCGACGCATAACCCTTCGCCTGCAGGGCGGATGCCTGCATCGCTGCGGCCGTGGCCTTCTCCTGCGCCGCGTACGCCCGAAGCCCCGGCATTACGTTGGAATACGCCGCACCCATCTTTCCCAAGACTGTGTTGGTTGCAGTCATGCGGGCTACGAAACTCGACGCCCGGTCACTGAGCGTGAGCATCGTGCCGCTGAAACGGCTCATCGAACCGCTCGCAGCGCCATATGTTGCGGCATTGGTGCGCACATCGGCGTTGAACCGCGAGAACGCACCACGGACACCGTCAACGGCATTTCCTGTCCTCTGCCACATTCGCTGATATGCGCTCAGCGGTTGCGTTCCGGCGGCGGCCTGCGCCGTCAGAGATGCCATCGACGGAGCGATACGTGCCATGATCGCGGGCACGGTTTTGAACAGGAAGAACGCTGCAGCCAGTGCGGTGACTACACCCTGGTTGTTCTCCATCAGGCTCGACATGGTGCTCAGGGCAGGAACGAGCACCCCGTCCGCGAGCTGCGCTGTGAGCTCGAGAGTCGAGAGGAGCAACGTCCACGACGAAACCCCGAGCGCGCCTGATGCTTCGGCGAACGATCCGACGATGCCCTTCACCGCTGGCCAGGCCTTCACGGCTGTGTCGCCGAGTGAATCAAACACGCTCGTGAAGCGGTCCCACTCCGAGCCGATCTTCGCACCGTTCTCCGACTGGAACGTCGCGAATGCCTTCTTGCCTTCCTCGCCGAACTTCTGCAGCTTTGGCAGTCCTTGGTTGAACACGCGATGATCAAGCGTGTCAGCAAATTTCGAGACGAGCGGCGTGGCAACGTCGATTCCGGACGTGACATCCTTGAGCCAGTTCGCCGAGCGGCTGAACGTCGGCTTAAGCGCTGCCGCGCCCACGCGGCCCATCGCCGCCATCGTGTTCGCCCACGCAGCCGACACGGTATTGCCAGCGGTGGCGGCGCCGCCGATGTTCTTCTCGATCGCCGCCAAATATGTTGCGGAGTCGACCTTGCCTTCGGCGACCATGTCCGAGAGCGCCTCTTGCGTGACGCCCATTTCGGTGGCGAGCCACTGGTAAATCGGCAGCCCGCGGATTGCGAGCTGGTTCAGATCAAGGGTGTATGCCTTGCCCTTGGTTTGAACCTTGTTGATCACCGCGCCCATCTCTTCGATGGATGTTCCGGCGATCGTTGCTGCGTCGGCAGTCAGCGACAGGTAGCGCGTCAGGTCCTGGCCGGGCTTGATTCCGGCGGCGACGGCCGACGCTGAAATTGTTGCAGCTTCACCGAGACCGAAAGATGTGCCCTTCACCGAAGCGAGGGCGGAATCCATGATCTTCGCGGTACTGAGGGTCGTATGCCCAAGCCCTTCGAGCTTGCCCTCGGCATTGTCGATCGCAGTGAGGCGGCCGAAGCCCTTGTACAGCGCCGTACCAATTGCCGTCGATACCGCGGCGCCCGTAGCCGCGGCCCCCGCCATGAGGGTCTTCCCCATGGCTGCCGACATCTTCGAGCCCATGCTGTCGCCGGCCTTTTCGCCCTGCTGGACAACCTTGGACAAAGACTTCGACACTGCGGCCGGAATGCCATCGGTGCGCGCGGCAATCGGGACGTACATGGTCGCCAGTTCAATGCCACCGGCCATGGGCCACCTCCAGTTATTCAGTTGTCATCGAGGTGCTTCCACGTCTTACGTGTCACAATCCGGCCGATTGTCGACCGCGAAACGTGGAAGAGGGCAGCAAGATCGGCGTAGGTGCATCCACTCGAGGCGAGCGCGCGCACTGCCAGAACTTGCTGCGTGGTGAGCTTCGGCGTCCCTGGTTTGAGTTCGTCGTCGAAGGTTTCGCTGGATTCGGCGTCGAGGATCTCGGGTCGGTCGGCAATGGCGAGCGGAACCTGTTCCCGGTTGTCCGCCTTGAGTCTCTTGCGAAGCTCAGAGACTGGTAGCACCGTTTTCGGCTTGCTCTCCTCGGGCGGTGTGACGCCCGGGCGTGGCATCGGCTCAGGGCGCTTCGCCTTCGAATTGCCTCCGCGCTGCCAGTTTCCGCCCTGGATTCCGTCAAAGATTCCAGCGAGCAAGTGTGCGTGCAGATCCCAGTGAAGATCAGGATCCTTGCGGCGCATATACGCGCCGTTCGGTGGGGGGTACTTGAGGTAGCACTTGAGGTCCCACCATGAGAGATTCGCGGTGCCGAGGAAATCCAGCGATCTACCCATCGGGAGCAGATCAGCTTGGATCGCCTCGGCAACCTCCTCCTCGTCCTCTAGGTATCCGAGGAGGCTGAGGATTCCCCCACTGGCGTCTTCGACTCGTTTTCCCAATGAGTGTCGATCTGGCCGAGCTCACCGTCGGTGAGCTTCTCGAGGATCGCGTAATCCTTGGCACTCACGTGGAGGCTGAGCATCTTCAGAACGATGTCTCGGCCAGAGCGCCGCACTGGCTCCAACGGCTTCCCATCTTCCGGCTGCGGCTCGTTCTTGCCCGAGAGCCAGTCGTAGAACTTCTTGGACTTTTCGACCGGGAAGTACTGGATCTTCGGAACCGTGAAGAAGAGCGGATTCTGACGCCCCTTGATCGGGATCTCGAACTCGATCTGAATCGAAGGATCGTGGGCAGGAGTGACGCGGAAGATAGCCATGGTTGGACCAAGCCTTTCGAAAATGAAATAGCGCAATGTCGACTACGTGAAAGCGTTTGACGGACGGGCCTGTTGGTGTCCCGCCCCGTGAAGGGCAGGCCCGGTCCAATGGTGTTGACACCTCACGGGGCGGGAGAATGCGGTCAGACCGCGGCGACGGTCACAGCGCCGGGAGGAGTGAGACCGGATCCCGACGCGGTCACGAGACCGGCGCCGTTCTTGAACACGACCGTGAACGGACCACCGGTAGAACCGGTCACCTCCACGTTGCCGGCGCCGACGGTCGGGAGAGCCTCAAGCGCGGTCCTCACGGCTGCGGCCGTCGGATTGAATGCGATGCCGTCCGTGGTCTCGCCGTCGACGTACACGTTCCATGCACCCGCAGTAGAACCGCCAGGCAGCGTGAACAGCTTCGTCACGGAACCATCAGCGGAACTGATGGTCATGACCGCGTTGTTGCCGTTCTTCTCGAACGAGGTGATTTCCACTTCGTACGAGATCGTGTCGGTGTGCACGTACACACGGTCGCCGGTCAGGCTCGGCTGGCCGTCGGGAATGTAGTTCCGCACGTTCGTGTCCTCATCGACGGTGTCGAGGACCCACGAGGAGTGTGGCAGCGTCTTCTTGTTCTTGTTGACCGTGATCACGTTGCCGGAGACCACGACGTTGCTCTCACCGAAAACGGTCTTGAGCACGGTCGCGTTCTTGGACTCCATGAACTTGAACTTGAAGACCAGGCCGTACTTGGTCTGAAGGACTTTGACGACCGCGCCACCGAAGGCGTTCTTCTCGGTCTTGTCTCGGGTCTCCGACTCGGTCATGCCGTCCTCGCCGACATAGCCGTGATCGAGCCAGGCGGGCGGAAGGGCAGAGCCGGCCGGGCCGGGCGCCGGAGTGCCGAGCGGAGAACGGAACACGACGCCGTTGGCGAGCGGTTCGGAGGTAAGGATGTTGCCGGCAGAAGATGCCATGGGATGCCCCTTTCAGGCAGAGTTGGCCGTGCCGCGAATGGCGGTGCACGGCCTACGAAGTGATGTGTCCCCTGATGTCGAACTGCAGGGTGAACTGGTAGCGCGGCGTCGACGATTCGGGATCCGGAAACGATTGCGGGACACCGATCGTGGTCACCTGACGGATCCTCGGCTCGGTCGAATCACGCTGCGCTGCTTTGAGAATCGAGAACGATCGCTCGGCGAGCCTGCGTGCGCGGTCTTCGTCGTTGTCCCAGCATTGGAAAATCACCATCCGCGAGGAGAGGATGATGTTGCGATCACCACCGCCTGCAGCGCGCGCTGTGACGAACCTGTTCGGCCGGGGCACTGGGACGCGGGTCGACACGTCCGTGTTGTCGCCGAGCTTGTCGTAGAGATAGTTCGTGACGATTTCTTCGACAGGGTCGAACTCGATGACCTCAACCACTGGACGCTCCCGCGGCGCGGATGAGGTTGTTGTGCTTGGCTTCCGATCGCTTCGCCTGCACGGTGGTTGCCGCAACCGATACGAATCCGCGGCCCTGCGGCCGCTTCTGCCCCTGCACGGACGAGAGGGTGTACCCGGCAGCGTTCCCGCCGACCGCGGCATGGACTTTCTCCATCGTTCGATGCAGATGACCCATGACCTCGGCGCCGCGACGGAGTTGCTCGAGCGCGTGGGGATTCCAGACGATGTCAGCTTTGCTCATCAGTTCTCCACTTTCTTCAGTGCGATTGAGCGGCCGGGCGTGAACCCGAATGGGCCTTTCGTCCAATCGGAGTCCTCGCCGTCGACTTCGAAGTCGTGGTCGTAGCCGGGAATCACGACGCGATCGAGAGCACTGATCGTCACCTCCGGCGGTGCGAGCACCACGAGGCCTTCTATGACCATGTCTCGGTTCGGCTGGTTCGGCTCCGACATGCCGTAGTCCGAACGTGAGCCGTAGCCGTACACGAGAGTCGGTTCCGGATCGGACCATGATTTCTTCCGGTTGCGGCCGGCGTCGAGTTCATCGGACTGCTGGAACCGACGGATCCCGATCGTGTGAGCTCGAGGAAAGGGCTTCACGAGAACCACTCCGTGTCAGGAGTTCTCGATCGATACGCACCCGGAGGCGTCATGTCCACGGAGAACGCCCGCGTCTTCCGCTTCGGGATACCGAGTTCTTCGCGATCGTCATCAGTCAGTGTGAGCGCACCAGGCTCGGCGCCGCCGTATGTGGTCGACGTCTGAAACGGGCCGGCGCCCTGCTGGACACTGCGCACACCTTCGGGGTTCTGAAGGTGCCGGATCAGCATCCGGGCAACGACCTTCTTTACTCGGATCAGTGGCAACTTGTTGGCGGTGATGCGGTCCTCGATATTCGGATCCGCCCGAAGGATGTCATCCTCCGCGTCGGCGATCTTGACCGCAATCTGCTCGTCCGACGCCTCGGTCGGAGGGCCGATCCAACGGTCGCGAACATCCTTCGGAATTGTCCATGCCATCGGGTCGGCACCTCCTAGTTTTTAGTTGTTGGTCGTAGCCTTGGCGGGTCGACCGCGACGCTTGGGTGCCGCTGTTACAGGCTCGGGCTCGGGCTTAACCGTTTCCGGCTCGGGCTTAACCGTTTCCGGCTCGGGCTCCACCGTCTCCGGTTCAGATACGGATTCCGCTCCGAGGTCGGGCGTCAGCTCCTCTTCGGTGGCCGGCGCACTTACGGTTTCCGGAGCGACCTCTTCCGTTACGGTCTCGGATTCGGTTGTCGTCTCGGTCTCGACCACGACGGGTTCCGTGACCTTAGGCTCGGGTGGCGGGCCGTCCCAGGCCGCAGGATTGGTGATCCTCGCAGCAGCCCAGGACGGAACCGCATCACTTGGCCCGAAAACATGACCGACGCCCGACTCGTCCGCGACATGCACAGAGGTGATCAGGCGTGCCATCAGAGAACCTTGGCGATCATGGTCGCGTTGGAGTTACCCAGGATCGGCAGACCGATTCCCGAAGCCTTGGTCCAACGACCGATCGGATCCGGATTGACGTACGAGCCGACGACAATGCCGGGCGCCTCGGTCTCGTCGATCGAGTATTCGGGTTCGATCGCTTCTGCGGTGATGCCCCACAGGGTTTCGCCCAGCTTCGCCGAGGTCGTGCTCGATCCGCCGATGTAGAGAATCGAGTCATCCGGAATCAAGCGAACGGCATTGCCGTTGTAGTCCTCGACCTGCGCGTCGCACACCTCGAATCGAGGATGTCCGAACGAGGTGAACAGGGCCTGGACCGCCTCGAGTGTGACGATGGTCTGCGTCGAACCGACGGGGAGAACCATTTCGCGGATCGCTTTGTTGCGCATCAGCGAAGACAGAACGCGCTGCGAGGTGATCGCCCGACCGGGGTTACCCGAGTTCGAGACACGGAAGACCGAGAACCAGGACTCCTGATCGAGGACCGGATCCGCGAGTCCGGACCACAGGGTGGCCGCGGTGACGGAATGTCCGGGCTTGCGGTCGAAGTCGGCCTCGATCTCCAGGCCGTCCTGCGCCAGGCTGACCTTGCCGGTCACGAGCGCCTGCGCCTTGGCGATGATCAGGCGAGTGCGAATCGCGTCGGCCAGCTCCACAGCATCCTTGAGGATGTAATCGAGAATCGCGGAATCTGCCTTGCGCAACCGCAGACGGTCGTACTCCCCCAGTAGTCGCTTCTCCGAAAGAGGAGGCAGCTCACCGGAAATGCGAGTCAGACCCTTGCGGGGCGACTGCGGAGCCTCGGTGTCCCAACTGCGGAACTTCGCCGACCGCTTCAGTCCGTGCTGCGTGATGTTCGCCCGGAAATCCACATCGTCAATGAGGACATCAGGGAGAAGGTTGTCGATCACCGACAGGTCGTTGACCGGCTGATCGGCAAGAGCCTCACGGGTGTAGCCCGTCAGCTCCGCCGGAGTGATGTAGTCGCTATTGAGCACAAGTGCCATTGCTCAGTCTCCTTAGAAGTATCGGATGCTGCGGGCAGTTGCCTGGCCGGCCGCATTGACGGGGGACGGCAGCTTCGCCGCCAGGATGGCGCCGTGCCAGTGCAAAGCGCCGACCACAACGGTCGCGCCGGCGGGGATCTTCACCGCAGTGAACAGATGCCCCTCGATCGGATCCTCGTCGCCGTTCTTCCACAGGCCGTAACGAGTGCCGACCTTCTTGAGCGGGTGGCCGGACTTGAGGTAACCCTGGGGGTAGTGAGTGGCGGGCGTAAACGTCGACACGTCGATGTTGACCGGTCGTGCCGTGTCGGTGCCGTGTGCCGACGCCAGCCAGGACTGGTCATCCTGACCGAAGCGTTCGGTCCTGATATTGAGATCCATCTGGATCCCTCCTTCTTGAATGTGTTGGTCTACTTGGAATTTCGTTCCTTGTAACGCGCCCTACCTGCCGAGACAGTCGATTCCGTCTTCTGGTGGCCGGGGTTACCTTGCTGCGGGTTGGGCAGCGGACCACGGGGAACGCCCGTGAGCGGATGCGCCGCCGCGACTGCCACGATCTCCGTGGTCACCTTCTCGTTGAAGTCGGCGGCTGTGGGGTCGAGGTTGAGCGAGGCGATCCTGGCCATGAACGATCGGGAGTCGATCAGCGAGCTGGGGTTCGCGCCCTTGGTTGGAGCGAGCAGCAGAATCGCGTTCTCGACCTTCGCTTCGCGTTCACCCTGCCGTGCGGCAGAAAGGTCTGTGGCGAGCTGCGCGGGATCCGGTGGCGTGTTGCCACCTTCGCCGGTGAAGGCCCTTTGAATCTGATTCCACTTCTCAGCGGCGTCATGATTGTCCTTCGCTCGCGTCTCCCACTTGCGGGAGTGGTCGAGTTTCTCCTTCACCTCGGCCGGCGTCATACCTTCGAAAACCTTTGCCCAGTCGACCTCGTTGGGCTCGGGGTTCGGGTTCGGCTCCGGCGCCGGAGC